CTAAGAACTTTTTTAAATTTCTTATTGATTTTTTTCATCAAAGCAGTTTTCATCTCATTCATAGTGCCTCTCATAATTCCAGAGACTTCACCTTTTATGAATTCCAATTCTCCTTGTATATCGATCACTGTATTCGTCAACGGATCTACCCAAGAATCAAGAGCATTTTCCCATCCTCTAGTTACCTCTATAAAATCAGTGACTATTTGACTTATCTTACCGATGTCATCATTTTTACAAGGTGTCCAGTTTTCAGATGTAGTATTAGTTCTTTCTTGATACTTTTTAGATGCATCATTACTAACTAGTCGCACCTTTTCATTATCAGCAGCACGATCACTTATAATATTTTTTTTCTTTTTTTCACTATTGAGATCAGTTTTTGTCTGATGAGCAGCAGGTGCTTCAGGTTGTGTTAAGTTTGCTCTTGTGTATGCTTGAAATGGTTCAAATCCACTACTCTTACGAGTCTTCATTTGAGCCGCAGTATAAGTATCTTTTACATCATCATACTTTGGAAACAGTCCCATTATAACTGGTTGTTGAGCATCTTCTCCATCTAAGAAGAAACCAAGAACCATTTCACCACCAACTAAAGTTAAAGTTTTTGATAGACCACCCTGACCACTTCCAGAAAAAGGGTCTGCTAAAACTTCTGCCCACGGTAAATCCTCGTCAGGCAAAACATTTCCCTCTGGATCAAAAGGATGATACCCAACGATTCTAACTTTAACTCTGTTGCCTTTGAACCCTCTTAGTGAAATGGCTGCATTTACTTCTCTCCATGAATCTTTATGGGCGACCTGTCCGATCCACCATAAAAATCCGTCTCTTCCAATAGAATTGACTTTACCAAGAGCGGCTAACTGATCAATCATTAGTCGTCATACACTAAACACTCTGGTTCATCAGGGTGCATTTCACAGAATAATTCTAACACATTAGGATCGTGATGATCACCTGCTTCAATTTCATCGTGATGATGATCCGCATATACTTCGAGTTCATGTAACTCTTCAAGCATGTGTCTCTTCATTGGTTCAGAAGTAGTTGGATCGGCAAGAACTTCCTTGTCGTGTTCGATGTGGTCTTCTATGCTTTTCATTTTTTTACCTCCATGTACAGTATGTACACTTTTATTTAGTTAGTTAAAATGAACCTGGTGGAAAAGTATTTCCATATTGTTCATTGTCTGCCTGTACCTGTTTTTCAGTTTCAGATACCGCCTCTACAATATCTCCACTATTGAGAGTATCAACTGGATATGCCTCTGAATAACCATAAGAATCACGAATTAAATTCAAAGAACTGAAAGATGCATTTGGTTGCATGTGATGATTTAATCTTGCAATTAAATAATTTCCACTCATACTTTGGTCAATTTTTTTCGATCTTCCTCCACTCAATTCTGGAAAAGTTACATTTATTATATCACCTATTTTAAGGTTTGTGTTGCAAGGCACTTGAATGTTTAAAGATTGTGAAAACAATGCATTGTATCTTGATATTGCTTTTGCCTGATCAACTGGATCTCTTCCTGATGCTCCCAATCCCAATTCACCAACTCCGACTGCTCCATGATCTGACACCCTAGAGTATAGTCTACTAACATATTGATCCAAGTCCTTTGGCACTGGTATTTTTTTATCGTCATCGTCTTCACCACCTGCCAACTGACCATTATCTGTTACCTCTCCCTCCAATTTATATTCAATTCTAGAAAATTTTTGTTTTAATGAATCATAAAATATAGTTAAGTTAGAATACTGACCAACAGTTAGGGCTTTTCTCACATCTACTGACTTATTATAATAAAAATAATTTATATTAATATTTTCAGATGTATTATAAGGATTTCCAGTTGCACCTTGTCCTTTATGTACATAACTTTGAACTGGTTTTGCCTTATTATTTTTTAATGTGGTTGAACGAACTAAAGATTCAACACTTTTAAAATTAAATCCTTCTTTATTTTCATAAAATAAAAATCCTGCAGTCCCTTTTCCTTTTGCACTTGATCCTTCTCCAGAAACACCTTGAGCTGAATTAGTAATTGATTTGGGACATAACCATTCAATTGTATAAAAAGGTTTACGATTATTACCTATGAAAGCATAAGAGTTCTCACTATCCTCAATATTATCTTTCAAGATACGGTCTGGATTTACTTTCATTACATTCAAAAGAATATCTCTTATATGTTCACTTATCTTTTTTGATTTAAATTTCTTTTGACATCTTGAAGTTTCATTCTTAAGAAATTCAAGGGAAGTTATATTTAAAATAAAATCCTGTGCTTGTGAGGGTTGACTTAAATCTGACATTTTATACACATATAATTCACCTGAATTTGGAATTATATTACCATCACCATCAATCTCTCCAAATTGAACTGTCGTTCCTCCGACTTGTGCACTAAAGGCAATTAATTCTCCACCACGAATTGGAACCTTTGCAATGTAATTAAATTCGGATCTAATTCTCATCTTCATTGTAATCACTGGGCTTAACAAATCTTCAAAATACTCAGTGTGTATGAGATGATTTGATAAGTCAATTGCCTTCTTTCCAGACGTAGGTGACTGGATTGAAACATAGTTATATTTAAGTGCTGATACTGCGAGTGCCATTATTGTCTATACAATTTGTCCATTACAAATTTAAATCCCGTGAATTGGGGATACATTGGTACCATTATCGCATCCATTCCCGTCTTTTTTGCGAATGGGATAATGTTTGATGTCGGATTGCTTGGAGAAACATTATTGTTAGATTCTTTTGCTTGTTGTGCTTGTTGAATTTGATTTGATATTTCTTGATTTTTTTGATCTGTAATTGCTTTTATTCTAGAATCTCTCGAATTAGTTATATAAGTTATCAATTTAGTTTTGTCTGGTTGGAATGTATTATGAATCGATACACCTAAATCATAGAATGAAGTTAAGATATTATCTCCAACTACAAACCCCTCTAATATTTTGTAAAGTTCTATACCAGCAGTGGCAAAATCAAATACAAACGCACCCTTTTTTAAAAAAGGTTTTGCGATACTGACAACTTTTTTAGGGATAGGTATTTTAGAAAATCCTGCTGAAAGACTATCTCTGAATGTTTTAGTTTTTTGTCCTATACCAGTAAACATCTTATCAAGTGTGTCTTTTGGACTAAATCCACCTACAAATGGAACTGATTTTGGTATCTTTACATTAGGTGTCGTCTTTTTTGCTACTCTTTTTGCTAATTTTTTTTGTTTTTTTAAGTCTTTAATAAATTGTTTTTTTAATTTTTTATATTCTACTGCTTCTTTCCTAATTAAATTTTCAGCCATTCTATAGTCAGCATCACTATACACATCAATAACACCTAACTCATAGTTTTGAACCATTTGTTCTATCTCTGGATCTGCTGGAATTGAAGCTATTAAATCATTATATTTTTTCCTTATGTCAGAGGGTATTTTTTTAAGATCGGAGTCTGTAATGTTTATGTTATATTTTTCCTCCAATTTTGCCATTTCAGTTATTATTTTGTCTCTTCTTGCTTGTTCTTTTTTATATACATCCTCCATTTTCTTCAAATTAAGTTGTTTTCTCCTTTGTGCAACTGCATCTTCTTTTTGAGATAATAATCTTTTTTCAAAAGTTTTTAAATATTCTCTTTTACCTCTAGCAGTTTGAGCAATATCTGTTCTAACCTGTTTTCTAATTCTTTTACTAAAACGTTTTTGAATTGATCGACCAACACGAGAGGTCTTTCGTCTAAATCTAGGAGGGGTATCTTTAACATTTTTTAAACCTCTAATCAGAGGTAAACCTATATCTTTGAACTGACTTTCTGTTCCTCCAGCTAAACCAAATCTTTTCTTTTCTTCACCATCATCATCACCAAATCCAAGTCCAAGTAAACCAAAGATTCCAAGTGCTGCTAACCCAAGAAATCCTTTTCTTTTTGATTTTCCCTTTACTTCTGATACCTTTGGTATTTTTATTTTTTCTAATTCTTTAGTTTCTTTCTTTAGGAAGTTTATAAATTTTTTAAAATCAGATACTCTATCAAATTTCAAAGATGAAATAGATGATTTACTAGAAGCTGGTTTTATTTTTTCCGAAACGGTTTTTAATGGAGATTGAAACATGATTATTAAGGAAAGATATTAAGTAAAGAAGCATTCATGTCTCTATATTGATTATCAGGATCAAAATTATTATGAATTACCATCTCAGGAGCACTATTTGCAGCAACAGGTTGTTGAGTTAAACCTGAACCACCACTAATGTTTGGATTAAATCCCACACTGCCAGGTTTTCCTGCGTTGTTTGATGAACTTTCACTGCTATTTCTATCTGCATTTCTATTAGTAACACTTTTTTTAGTAGAGGAAGGTTTTATTTCGTTATTAACTTCAGAACTTGTGTCTTTTTCTTTAACTTTACTTCTCTCTTCTTTTTCTGCAAAGGCAATCATAGCTCTTGCTTGAGCTTCTTTATCTGCAGATAATCCTTTTTCTATTTCTCTTTGATATAGTTGTTTAACTCTACTAGGATCATTTCCTTGTTGTTTAAATTTTCTAAAAATTTTCTCCGTTAATTCTAATTGTTCTTCTTGAGATTTATCACTAAATGTTACACTTTCTGGAAGAAAAACTGCTTCTCTTCTCAAAGTATCTCTTATAGATTCACCAAAAAATCTTTCCATTATTCCAGAGAGTCTATCTGTTGTTACTTCTCCTGTTTGTAGTTCTTTTATTCTTGCGTCAAGAGCTTCAAATTTTTTGAGATCTCCTGGTTTATTTGCTCTACTTGTTCTAGGATTTGTTGATAAGTCAAGTTTCTGTTGCTCCTCTTTAAGAAATTTTATCTCTAAGTTTGTTGCTTCAATTCTTGCATCACCCTCAGTCATACCCTGTTCTTTTACCAATTTATCCATATTTTCTTCAATTCTTTCTTCACTTCGGAATTCAAGATTTCTCAACTCTGGAGATTTTACTCTATCACCTATAAAATCTCTAACTATATTTGAAACAAAACTTTGTAGAAAATCATATAGACCTCTTGCTTTATCCATTATAAAACCAATTATTTTATCTCGATTATCATATAAGAATTTAATTAAGAATCCACCAGCAATACCTGCACCAGCAATACCTAATACTGAAAGAATAATCGGATTAGTTAGTATGCTAATTAGACTTAATATACCACCAAGACCTATTCCAAATATTCCTTTCTTTCCTCTAGTTTTTCCACCAATAAGTTTTGCATTTTTAGATACCTCAGATCTCAATAGTTTTGCAATCTCAAAAGTTGCAACTAATGAATCCCTTATCGACTTCAAACTTTTCTTTAATATTTTTACATTCTTTTTAGAACCAAAGAATCCAACATAGTTGATTCCAAATTTTTGTTCCTTCGTTACATCTGGTGCCTTTGATATTTTATTTGTTACATTCTCAACTCTTCGAATACTACTCCTTGCAGCAGAAAATAAACCTGCAGCTGCAGTTCCCATTACTCTTCTTGGTGCAATATTCGGTCTAAACATTTACATACTTGCTTGTTGTGCTTTTAAGTTTTCTTCTTCGATGTACTGATTTAATAATCCAACATAAATGTCCCTTTCCCAAGGCATCATATTTTCAATTTCGGTTAAAGAATATTTATGGTGCTGCATTAGGGCAAAGTTAAGTTTGAAGTATGACTCAAGATTAATATGAGACATACTTAAGCGAAAAAACTTGTCAGACCCTCCAACGTCACTTCACTTTCAACTTTTGTTTTTGGATTTAAAACTTTTACTACGTGAGTTAATTTAGGCATCGTCTCAAAAAAAGTTTCAACATCCTTAAACTGACTTGTGTTTAAAGTTTCCAACCATTCGCCTAATTCTTTCTTTGTGCAGTCAGCAGCTGCCCAAGATTCATCTTCACTATAAACTACATCAATACATGACGCAATTATATCCATAGAAGTTTCAAGTGTATCATCACCAGAAGCACTAAAGTTATTCTGAATGAACTCATTTAATGATGGGTATTTCATTCTTAAAGTTAAAGAATGATCTAGTTTAATATCACGACTATGTTTTTTATCTTTTTCAACTTGTATTTCATCAATATAAATTTTATGTTCCACTTGTGTTTCACCATCATCAGGACAAGTTACTAAAACATCTAAAGATTCACCTACTGATTTTCCACGTATATTTAAGAAAATATATTCAATATCGAATGTAGGAAGTTCTTCAACTTTAATTCCTCTTGTAGTAATACAAGATTTTAAAATAGTTTTAATCGCATTTGTAATTTGTTTTGTATCTTCACTCTCTAGTGCAAGAATTAATATTTTTTCTTCTTTGACTAGAAAAGGTCTATATTTAATTTTTTTCCCAGTAGATGGTAAAACCAACTCATAAGTCGGGGTCGCTATTTTTGGTAAAGGCATAATATTTTATTCAGTATTGTATATAGCAGAGTTTTAGTAATTATAATAACCACCATAACCACCACTGGAGTAACTTGATCCAGAGGAAGAAGAACTTGAGGATGATGAGGAACTGGTGGTAGAACTCGTTGACCCAGAGGAATCTGTGGTTGTTGTAGTGGTAGTGGTTTCAGTTGTAGTAGTTTCTCCCTGACTAGTTTCAGTTGTGGTTGTTGTTGTGGATGTTCCTTCTCCAGCCTCAGTTTGTTCCTCAGTTACTGGATTAATTTCTGTAACTGTTTCTCCAGAAACAATACTACCTGGCAAACTCTCTGCTAATGTAGCATATATTATAGCATGTGGATACGGAGAGTGTTCTGCACCAACCATTTTCACACCCATATGTTCATGGAAAGGCCCATAATAAGGTTTACCACTTACATACCCAACTGGCACATCTGGAATAGGACTGTTTGTGCTAGGTGATATTTCATTTCCAGTTCTTATTGGTAGACGAGGATTAACTTCAGTCAATTGTCGATTAGAAGTTGTTTCTCTAACTGATTGTTGTGCATTACCATGCTTTTCAATCGTGTGTCTCAAGTAGGTAAACACAGCAGTAACTTGTAAGAATGTACTTCCATCATAAGACATCTGAACTGCATTAATATTAACTGGAAATGTATCAATGAAATGATAAGTTAACAGTGGCATATTCTTAAATGTATTATTTCTATCATTTGGATTCTCTAAAAAATCTCTCTCAAATTTAGTAATTCTTATCTTTCTTCGATAATCGTCTGGATATCTAAACCTTGAATATGAATTTCTTTCTTGGTATGCATCTAATTGACTTCCCTCTGCTCCATCATACCTACCGTTAGATTCATTATAAATTGGATTAATATAATTCATCCACTCTTCAAGCATACGTAATACATTATAATCATTATCGATATAAAAAGTTAAATCAAATTCGTTATATATTCGTCTTGTCGCAAATCTTTCTGTCATTCCTTGACGACTACCCAACTCCTCTGAAATATTAAAGTTCGAACCTGGTAAAGATGCTGATGAGCAAAGAAAATCGTACTTTTCAGCTGCTGAATTTACGTCATTAAATATTCCACAATTAGTTAAGTATTCATATAACCCTAAATTATCCCCCGATGCACCTCTACGAACAAGATCTAACGACACTTTAAATTGACTTGATATCGCAAGTTTTGAAAATATTGGACTAGCGTTGGGTATACTTAAATATAAGTCTTCCGATTTTATTGCCATCTAAATAGT